AGCTCCAGCTGAAATGCCGTCTAGTTTAGCACCATCTGCAGAAATATCACGACCATCTATAGTCCCAATATCTGTTGTAATATTCCGGTCGTCATCGATAACCGTTGTGCCTGCAATTTTAATTGCCATGTTCGTATCTCCTACTAGGCAAGACGATTCCGAAAAGCCGCCTTAAATTACGTTATTGTTGCATTAGAATCAACGTTTCCTACTACCTGTAGGTTTCCAGAGGAATCTAGTTTCATTTTATTGACACCGTTTACTGAAAAATATAAGTGTCCGTTAGTTTCTGTTACGACAAAAGAGCCAAGGTCTACTGAGTTAGCGTTGACTGTACCCGTTACGTTGATGCCTGTGCCGGTGGTGCTGAATCTGAGGGAGCCGTTGTGGCGTAAAATTACACCACCACCAGTAATAAACTGCGCCATAGTGTTGGCATTGGTTGTGTCGTAGAAGTTAATCTCTGACCCATTTGTTTGAATGCTGAGATCGCCCCCGCCAGATTCTCTGATAATACTGTTACCGTTAGAAGTCTGATGGAAGATTTCTAAATCACTGCCAGCACCAAACACAGCCTTATCGTCATCACCGAAGTTTATGTTCGCAGACGTTGTAGCGCCGTCCATTGTCACTGTGCCTGTTACGTCAATACCTGCGGAGGTGGTGGATAGTTTAGCTGCATTGTCGTAAAATAAACTTAAAGCACCATTTGAGTTTGCATTGATGTAATTTTCATCAGATGTGCTGCGAACCTTAAAGTTATTTGCTTTAATAATTAAATCACCTGTCCCGGCGGTATCATCAATGTAACTATTGCTTCCATCGTGATAAATCTTCAGGTCAGCCCCAACACCAAAAGTCGCCTTCACGTTGTCGCCAAACTCAAGTGCTTCTTCGGAGGTGTCCCATACTAATTTCGCTGATGCACCTGTTTCGTCCCAAAAGCGAACATCACCGGCAGAGTTAATATCTAGGCGGTTAGTTGTAGATGCCCCACCATATCCAGCAAAAACAATACGACCGTCTACTGTGTCATTTCTTGCCCTTAAGAATACATCTGACCCTTGCTGCTGAAGAAAACTAAATTGGTTTGTTCCATCTGTGTCTTGAACTTGTAGACGTGGGTTTGAACCTGAAACAACAATAAACTCATCTGCATCAATACGCCCCGTTACGTCAATACCTGTGGAGGTGGTGGCGAGTTTTTTACTATTATCGTAGTAAAGTTCTACGGCATTATCTGCCAAGAACACCGCCATGTTTTCGCCAGTGGCGCTTTCAATCTGGACGTTGTTTGAACCTTGAATGTAAAGAACGCCCTGACCTTGTTCACTTACATAACTGTTGTTGCCATCATGATAAATCTGCAAATCACTGCCAGCACCAAAAATAGCCTTGTCGCTGTCGCCGAAGGACAAATTGCCCGTCATAGTATCGCCAGTGGAGTTTACATAACGAGAATCACCAATGTTTTGAACTTCTGTTGTAAGAGAAGCAGTTGTAGCTTGGTTAGAAGAATTACCAATAAAGATGTCACCATCATCAAGGTTAGGGGTAGCATTGGCACGACCTGCGCCAGTAACCATAATGGAACCACTGTTCAAATGAACCTTAACAACTTTACCGATGTTTTGAATAAGGTTCCCAGAACCTGCTGGAGGAGTTGTTGTAAGCCCTCCTGTAGCAGCTACATAAAGAGTATCACCCTCAGAAAAACTTGAAGTGTTAATCCCTTGAATAAAGCCAGTAAGGACAAGGGTGCCTTCTGCTTCGTCTGCTAGAGTCCCAGCGAGAACACCAATAGCAGGCATAGACCCCGCTGTGTCAGCCCTTGCTGCTTGGACTTCGATGGAATTACCAGCCGTTCCACTTGCATAAACCGGGGTTCCAATTGCTAAAGAGCCTCCGGAAACATTCTTACAAGTTTCAGTTATAGTGCTAGTTGCTGCCCCACCACCTTGGGGTGCCATTTCAATAATGGTTCCGGCGGTTGTTTTAGAATAAATCTTTTGATCGGCTAAGTTTAAGGCCAATTCACCTGGAGCTAAGTCTCCTGCCGAAGGAATACTAGCTGCTACAGAAGATTTCTTATGAATAATTTTAGTTGCCATTGGGCTAATTTCCTATGTGTAAGGAGGACGCCCCTATAGAGGAGCGCCCTGAGTAATTGTACGGGCCTAGTAAGTGCCACCGTCCAAGGTTACGTTTTGTAAGGTCTCGTTAGAAAGATCCCATGCGTCATCTGCTTCATTCCAAACAAAGGATTTATTTGCAGAAGTACCACGCTCAATCTCAATACCACCGTTTTGTGAGGGTGTTCCTGTTTCATCAGAGTTAAGCAAGATGATTGAGTCACCAATGTTAACTTCATTGGAGTTTACAGAGGTAGTTGTACCTTGTACTGTCAAGCTACCTGCAATGATGACCTCACCAGTTGCATCACCTGTACCTGCAGGGTCAATAGTGATGGTTGAACCACCTTCGATAAGGTCTGTAGTGACCTTGTTAAAGGTTACATCATCAGAGGTGCCAACGGATTGACCAATTGCAACTTCACCATTAGTAATGGTTACGCCAGTACCGCCTGTAAAGTGAGCACGTACTTCTGTAGCACTAGGGCCAGTATAGGTAATAACCCCTGTAGTAGAGTTATAAGCTAGAGATCCATCACCGCCAGCGTCTGTTACGCTTACTTTTCCACGAATAGTCGCATCTGTAATGTCAAAAGTACCAGAGGAATAGGTTGTGTTAGTTCCTGCTGAGAAGTGAGCTTGTGCCTCTGCTGCGCTAGGTCCGGTATAAGTAATAACCCCGGAAGTACTATTGTAGGCTAAGCTACCATCACCCCCTGTGTCAGTAACACTTACAGCAGCACGAGCACGAGAATCAAGGTAGTACTGGTTAGTTGTACCTTCTGTAATGTCGTCAGTATCAAACTCTGTAAAGTCAACAGAGAAAGTACCTGTAGCTTCATTGTAGGTTACACCAACACCGTCTGCAAGATGAGCACGTACTTCAGCAGCACTAGGGCCTGTATAAGTAAATACACCATTTGTAGAGTTGTAAGAGAAAGAACCATCGCCACCAGCATCTACAGCAGAGACTTCAGAACGAATATCGGCAGCTGTTACACGGTCAAACGTATAAACACCATCTGCATAAGACAAGTCACCATAACCAGTGCCTGTGTTAGCAGCAGTTAAAAGGCCTTCTACATCTGACTCAAAATTGCTGTTTACAAAGTTACTACCATCCCACTTAACGTGATCGCCCGCAGTAAGGCTTGTAAGGTTTACATCTTCGAGTTCAGCAAAGGTTTGATAACCAGCAGACTGCCACGCAGTACCGTCATAGGCTTGTAAGGAGTTAGTACCTGTGTTATACCAAAGGTCACCTTCAGCAGGGCTAGTAGGGGCAGTCGAACCAACATAAGGGTTGCCAACTTGAATAACGTTGTCTGAATTGTTTTTAGTATAGAGCTTGCGATCCGCAAGATTAAGAGCTACTTCGCCGATCTCCAAGTCTGTACTTAGGGGGACTGCGCCGATAGTACTCGACTTTTTAAGAATAATTTGAGTTGCCATTAGAATGAGCCTCCGATAATAGAAGTGTTAGCGTTGTCTAGGTTTGTTGTCGCTGTATACTTCTCTGTTGTTCCATTGTAGACTAGTAAAGCACCGTCTGTTTTGTTTGTATTGTCAATATCACTAATAGAGGTAGTGGTAAAAGTATGAGTAGTAAACCTTTGGTCTGCTGCGGAGTAGACAATAAAGTCACCGTCTGCTACAGCATCATAATCAACATCTAACAGGTCAATCAAGTCAATTCGTTCTTTTAAAGAACCTGCATTGATTGTTTCTATTAGTGTTCCAGCAGAGTTTACAATATCTACTAAAAGGTTCTTTTCACTGTCAAAGTATATACGATCAACAGAATCACCTCTTGAACCTTGCCCACCAGTCCTCGACAAAGAAATACTATGTTCTGTATTACTTACAGAAATAGAAATATTATTGTTAGAAACGGTAGTGGTATAAGACATTATACAGCCTCCGAGGGGCTATAACGAACTTGCACAAGCCCCCTCATAGGTTTCCAAATTTGTTGATATTCGTCTACACCAGCATCACGAACCTCTAAACCAATCCAACCATAGGAAGGAGCTTCAGGGGAGGGTTGTGTAGTCCAGTTATCAATTAGTTCTTCAGGAATAACAAGTTTAAAAGTATTATCGGTAGGATCACTATCAATAATGTCCAACGTTGTAGTTTCGCCGCCTGTTTGTTCTTGAGTAGGCAACTCATTTTTGGTGTGATCAAGAGTAGAGCTATCTGCCTCTACAATCTTAGCCACAAGTGTATAATCGCTAAGGTTAGTTAACCAGTTTAAGGTGATATCCATGTGGATTTGTTCACCTTCAATGATAGACACTAACACAGAGCCATTATCGTCAATTAAGTCTTTTGATTGAGAATTAATTTTACTGCGTGCCATTGTTTCCTCCTGCCGATCCTCAGATGGGCAATAAGTGTTGTTATTATTTTAGAATAAGACTTGTCTATTACTTTTTATTTTAAATGGTAGACACCTCCCTATTAAGGAGATGCCTTCTGTTAATCTAAAGCTTAGGGATTCTGTAAGCTGTTCGAATCAACTTACCCGCTTCAGTGTCTGTTTGGGAAAGTCCAGCATAACCTGCCGCTGCAACACCAGCGACCTTAAGGTTACGAGATATATTCCGGCGAACATTTTCACCAGCAGTAAGGTCAACGTATTTACGGCGAAATACGCCAGTAGGATTAACAAGCCCCAGAGCCTTCTGACCTACTTTATTCTTAAGAGAAGTCTTTTTATACTTAGCACGGGAGCTAGCTAGCCGATCTTTATAAGTAGCCTTTTTAAGCGCTTTACCTTTCTTACCCTTAAAGTTAGAATTAGAAATGCGCTTTTGACCAGCAGCTGTAGTGCCACGCTTAACCCTAGTTAAGTTCATCTTATCAGTTTTGGCAATAGCATTAGCTCTTTCAACCTTACGGCTTACTTTAGGTGCCTTGGCTACAGACTTCTTAACAATCTTTTTGGATACTGTTTTCTTTGTAGCAACCTTAGTTACTGACTTAGCACCTAATTTAGTGGACCGAGCTTTAGCAGAGGCCGCTACAGCCTTTTTAAGAGCTGCCTTTCTTTTAGGAGTCATTTTATAAGCGACTCTGGCGAGTCTTCCAATTAATGCCATAAGTTTAGCCTCTCCCGAAACGTTTCTTGAGACCATCAGAGATAGCCTTACGGTGTTTAGCAGACATAGATCCACCTTTACGACCTAAAGCCTTGGCCTTACCTTTAAAATTGAGGGCCTTTTGTTTAGCAGCAAGCTTAATCTTACCAAATCTAGACAGTTTACTTTTAGTGGGAGCTTTACCAGCCATAGTGGCGTTTGCCATAGACTTAGCTGAACTATTTAATTTACGGTTCTTAACTGCTAGTTTATCGTTTCGTACGGGCTTTGCGCCGCCCTTACGACCTTTAGAAGTAGCAGAGGCCATAGTCTTAGCAGCAGGATTCAACTTGCGGTTCTTAACTACCAGCTTGTCATTACGTGCCTTTTTTGGACTACTCTTACGTCCAGCGGAGGTAGCAGTAGCCATAGTGCTTGCGCCAGAGTTAGGACCAGTTCTCTTCTTAGGGGCTACATAACCTGATTTAGCAGATTTTCTTGCAGACTGCTTAAGGCTAATCTTGCGCTTTCCCTTAGGCATGTTCAAAAGACCTACGCGATTCTTTTTAGGTTTAGCTTTTCGTGCCATTATTTTATTCCTTTAATTTATATAGTTTAGAAGCCAAAGCCCCTAGTTGTTACTTTAGAACCGCCTCGCACAGGGAATAAATACTCCACAGCATATCTTAGACCATCTGTCCAGTGTTCAACACCTTCTTTCTTACAGATGGTAGCTGTGTCAGGGTTACTCTCTACCCATGCGGTACGTTCTATTGATTTTATTGTATTTGAACAACGTGGATGGATATACATATCGATATCCCCATTAGCGTTCTTAAACTTCTTGTTGATAGCTGCAACACTATCGATAATAGGAGGTGCCTTACTATGCGCTCTGGTCTGTATACCTTCAGCTTGTAGTATGCTAAAGTCTGTACGTCCAACAGCAGCAGAGGACTTCCTGGCCTTCCCACTAGGGTCAGGGTAAGATATGATGCGGTGTCCCTTATACTTTTCCACTAAGCTTCTTGCTAGGGTCTCAGTATCGGGGTGTCCCTGCATCTCATCTAAAATGTGTATTTGATTACCTCTAAGAGCAAACACTACACTAGCCATAATGCCAACGTTAAAGTCGATAGCAACATGAACATCCTCACCTGTCTCAAAATAAGGCAGGTCTTTATCTATGTGTTCTTTACGGTTAAACGTATAAAACACAGTATTACCAGAGTCTTCAAAGCTAGCTGTATACTCTCTAGCAAACTTTAAGGGATCTAGGGTTAGCTTTACCCTATCGATCTCTTCAGCATCGAGAAAGGGGGACTCTGTATAGGTATAGGTATAAGACTTCCAATGAGAGTCAGCGTCTTGTCTATTGTACATCTCATAAAAGTAGTTATAGCCCAGAGGCGTACTAATAATAAGCGCTCTTCCAGGCTTAGCTCCAAACTTGTCTGCATTTTGTTTAGACCAACGAGTAGCAATACAGGGCTGGATAACAGACTCCCAAGACTCTTTCAAGCTTGTACCTGCACCCTTCCAAGAGCATACCTCATCAGCCACTACAAAGTACTGACCAGTACCCCTCATACGCTCACTAGCTTCATACGACCAAATCTTTAGTTGTACGTTCTTAGGGAACCAGAAGGTGCCAGCCACTCTAGAGGACTTTAGGGCGTGATCTTCCATTCCTAGCTGATAAGCTAAAAGTGGATAATAGATGTCAACGGCCTGAGCATAGGTAGGGGCAATAATAGCCACATTCTTATTTGGTACTTCTTCATCTAACTCCATAAGCTCTTGTACTGCTAAAACAGCGGCACAGGCTGCGAGATAGGACTTCCCAAAACCACGACTAGCATTAACTACTGCATAGCGTGTTTCTTCTTCTATGAATAGGTCTGTTATTATCTCTGACTGACCTTCATGCAAAACTATTTCTGACATACTACTTCCTTAATGATTACTCTACCACTTAGCCTTGTCAGCCCAGTAGGCTGCACTCATTTTACCTTTAGCAATATTAGTGGCATGTCTTGCCTTCCAAGCTAGTCTGCGCTTTTTATAAGCCTCAGATTCATTAGCCTTTGGAGGACTTCCTTTAGCACCTTGAGCGCCAAAGCGTATTGTTTTAATCTTGTCCCCTTCTTTAGCAACAACAATGTGTGACTTGGTAGGATGACCGGGTGTTCTCTTAGGCTTATTAAACCCAGAAACACCAGCACGGGCTAGTCTAGGGTCTTTTTTCATTTCATTAGCCTCTTATACTTGGCCTGTAGCTTAGCCGCCTCTTTAGCGGCACTTGAAGCGCCCTTGAGTTCAGTAAATACTAATTGAGATTTAGATATGCTGTTAATCTTAACACCCTTTACTTGGACAATCTCCATGCCTTTACTTTTGTACCATGCCTGTTCTGCCTTAGTAAAGTACTTGTTTGCCTGTTTCATGTCTTTAAACCCAAATTTCATAGACCTATCAAACTTTAGAGTTTCAAAGGTAGCATCTTCAAACCCCTTGACCCCTTTGAGGCTTTTCTTTAAGGCTTTTATATTTTGGCTAGGGTGTACAGGAAAGGGCTTGCCTTTAATAGTGCCTATACCTTTTGGCGGCAAGATTCTTTTATTCATAAATCCGGAGCCGTTTGCCTTTTGTAGTCTATACACGGTATCTTTACCTGCCATAAGATTTTTAGTTTTGAGCTTATTAGCGGCGATACGTTTATTAAGTTTGTCTAAACGCCTTTGTGTGCCTTTACTCACTACTTTAATATTACTTTTTTTACGAGCCTCAGCAGAGGCTTTAACGGCCTTAGCCAACGCTTGTTTTCTTTTGGGGGTCATCTTGAAAGCTAATTTAGCTACTCTGCCTAATATCATAACTAGGCCCCACACTTCTTAAGGTTAGACTTGGTGTTTTTCATTACAACCTTAGCTCCCTCTTAATATTTTTAATAGCCTTCTCAGCTTCTTTCAACTTTTCCCTTGTATAGGCGGGGTTGACAGCAGCAGTCAAAGCAACGCTCCAACCAATTGAGCTAACCCAATCAATACCCCCGGCTTCGGCTCTCTCAGCTCTCCTAACTATCTTTGCTTGTTCTTTAAGGGTCTTATTGTGTAACCTGATGTTAGACTTCATAATAGATTTAAAGTTTGACGCCTGTTGTTTTGGAGTCATCATTTTACCGTTAGTCATTCCACCTTTGAAGTTTTTAGGATTAGTATACTTCTTAATAAAAGCTCTCTTCCGACTACCAGTCAATCTCTGATTTTTAATAGTCTTTGAAAGTAATACTGGTTTATTATTAGCACGATAAACTCTATTTCTCCTAATGCGTTGTGCTAGCTTAGTAGTAGTGGTGCTAAGCCTACTCTTATTAGCAGCTACTTTAGATCCCAATTTGACGCTACTTTTTCTACGTGCAATAGCGGAGGCCTTGACTGCCTTGGATAAAGCAGCCTTCCTCTTAGGGGTCATCTTGTAGGCTAGTTTGGCGAGTTTTCCTATAACCATATCTAAGCTCCATACTTCTTAAGGTTAGACTTGGTGTTCTTCATAGGAGCGCCCTTAGTAGGGAGCTTCTTCTGAGTCGGGTTAGGCTTCTTAGGTGGACGCCCTACTTTTGTTCCGTAGGTTCCTTTTCCTTTCGGCATTGTTTTTCTCCTATAGCTCGGTTTGTGGTTATGATGATTACTTTATCGTTGTCATCATAAAAAACATACTTGTTTTTCTTTTTAATATATCTCATGCGTCATAAAATTTCTTTGGGCAGTGGGCATCAGGATGAACTACATAGCGCCTATCGTACCAACTACCGTTAATACCACCCTTGCCATTTTCAATATTATCATAGTAGCAGGCCTTATAAAAAACTGTACCAGTACCATTAACATAATAGTGGCCAAAGTTTATAAAAACTAGGACATACAGCACAATTACCAAGTCCCCTTATAAACGCCATAAAAATAGACACCGCCACCTAATATAGCGACTATCCCTAGCAGCATAATAGAAACCAATATAAACTCAATTATATTTTGTTTTATCTCTGCCTTCCTGTATTGATGTTTTCTTCTCTGTTCTCTAACTTTTCTAATAGTATTTTTATACTCTTCTAAACCAGAAGGTCCATGAACAAAACTGATCATGGTTTCAACTTCTTTCTTCATTTCCATCATCTTCTTCTTTGCAGTGAAGATATCTAGAGCTTCTTTCTCAGCACTCCCTGAAAAGGATTTGTACCAAGGGGGATTCTTAGCTTTGCTTTCTGCATAACTAATATCACTCCAAGCTCCAGCAAATTTGGATAGGGCTTGACTTGTGTCTCTACCAGCATTAAGTAGTTGTCTCATTTGACTGACTGCTGTAGAGGCAATACTAAGAGCAGTTAGAGGATCAATCATGGGAACTACCTCTCCGAAGCTTTGCGGGAGGTTTCCATCATTTCTCTAATAGCTTTAATGTTCTCATCTATACGAGCATTTAATACTCTAAGTTCTTGTGTTGTTTTTTCCATCTCAGCAATACGAATCTCATGTCTTGCAATGTCTCTAGTATTCGAGGTTATGTTAGAGTCCATACTGGAAATATAAGCAACTAAAGCAAAGGTCTGTAAGGCCACTGCTAGAATAAAGGTTATAGGGACACTCTTAGAGAGGTGCCAGGATTCTGTTTCTGAAGGCATTACTCTGCTTCCTTATTTTTATTAGTTAGTCTTATAGTCATAGGTGTTTTAGAGGTAATCTCCTGTTCAAGCTTCTCAGGAACTTTCTTATAGCCATACTGCATAAGGTTATTAATCAGTTGGCCTTGTGTTGATAGCAGCTGGGCATAGGCACCAGAGCCAACCCTAACAGAACCATCGGTAAGCTTCACATTAATCTCAGCATAGAGCTTTGTCATCTCCTCGATAGGATCAAAACCAAGCTCTTCAAGCTTTCTTACAGAAGCCATAGAGTTAATATTCTTAGAACCCTTGGGACGTCCAGCACCTTCACGCCGACCACCAGCTTTATTCTTTCGATTGTCTACGGGCATAACTAAACCTCCTTTCAGGTCTATACAAAATGAATGACTCAACATTCTATTTCAAAATAAAAAATAATAGTTATTTATGAACAATTTAAAGAGTTTCCTATTTAAACCCTTAAAATTAATCACAAAAATAGTCACAAACTGTCCCTAATTTCCCTTAAATTATATTTAAGAACATTTAGGAGAAAGACTTTATTTTAGCCCTTATCTCTTATCATAAAAACAAACAAAATACAAGACTATCTAACAACAGATTCTCCAAGTAAGCTAAGAGATTTCTTCCTAACCCCTACCCCCCCAATCCCCCTTCCCCAAGGGGAGATTATCATAAGGGGCCCCTATTTATTTTTCCATAAAATTATACAAAAAAAAAAATAAAGGATTCCCCTCAACACCCCCACCACCATCCATAAGGACAGTAGCAGAGATGCTGAGGGGAAAGTTATTTAAGTTGCTAGATAAGAGACCTTTACTTTTCCCAGTGTGATAGACAGACGAGTTTAACATTTTCTGGGTTAGGTAGCTTAACTACTTCTTCCCAGTATTCTTCTGCTACAACCACAACAGGGAAGTAACCCTCTTCAATAAACCCAATATGACTAACTTGTTCATAACGATGTAGGGAGTAAGGAAGATTACCGATATTACGGGTTAGGTTAGCGACCTTTTGATCTATTGGATCTGTTACAACAAAGTCCTTAGTCATATCTTTCCAGAGATATTTAACAAGTTCTTCGGTGAAGGCATCAACACCATAAATAGCGATTGTATCTAGGTCTTTGTAATCCTTTTTAAAGTATTCTTTTGCTGTATCAGGCCGGGGTTTAAGTTTGATCTTTTTTACCCGTGGCTTATCGGTAGACCCTTTAGGCCTTCCCGCCTTATTTTTAACTTCTTCAGTCAAGACTTACGCTCCCATTTTCAGGATCTAACTCGGGCATTATCTCTGAGAATAACTCAGTATAGCCTCCAGTTAAGTTAAAGATCTGAGGTAGTGTTCTAACTTCCAGTTCATTCACCAGAAAGTTTTTCCATACAGTATCTTCAACGTTATCTCCGGTTGTTATATCTTTATAGACATAACTAATGTTTCGGGATTCAAGGAGTTCCTTTGCCAAGTTACAGTAAGAGCAATTCTTTCTTCCGATGACTAAGTACATTATTCTTCCTCTTCATCATCCCCCATTATTTCAATAGCTGCTTCAAAACCAGCAAGGAATAGTTCATAGAACATATCGTTAATAGAACCTTCTGAGTCTAGCTCGTATTCAGAGATAAACTCATCGAATGCGTTTTCTACTAGGTCTTCAATTTGTACTTCAATTTTAGCTTCACTCATTTCCCACGACCTCTCATTGTTTTATCTTCTTCTTGCCATACTAGCCTATCGATATCAGCACGAGTAATGCCAATATCCCTGAGTTCTTTATTCGTCAACCTATTAAGTTGTTTAATAGTTTCACGGTGTTGACGCCAGGTTTTCAAGTAGTTAATATACCTGACAATCCAATTCTGTTTAATCCAGTTAATCATCTTTATTTGGTCCTCTTTCTTGATCTAATACTTCCAGGTCTTTTATGGCAAGGTCAAGCATTTCTCTTACCTGTGCGCTATGCATTTGAGTAGACCCAGATAGTAACCTATTATTCTTGACAATAATCACTATTCCATGATCTGCCACATCTTCTACATGATCTAAAAGAGAGTCTAGCGTATCAAAGAGATACTCTTCTTCTGCTGTTTCCTTTAAGCCCTCTTTAGATTCCAGTGTCTTATTAAACTCTATTACATTACCCATATTAAAGCCATGCCATATAGCGAAGTATCATAATGGCAAAATAAACTGAGAGTACCCAGAAGGCCCCTTTGGCGGCTATTCCTACAAGAAACCCAAATAGATAGGCCCAAGGGTTAGATGGTTTACTACTCATTTCTTTTCTCCTTACTTTTTAAGATTTCTCTCATAATACTAACTCTCTTCTCTTCTGAATAAGTTAACCACATTCGGATGTCATCAATAGACCTCCCACAACCAGTGCAGGAGGCCTCTTTAATGTTACAGTGTTTTATACAAGGGGAACTTATAAAATCTCGCAAGCACCACCTGTACAAGCCAGTGTCTGAGCACCCTCTGTATTATCTTCTGACTCGTAGTCAGTCAACTTAGAGAAGTCAACCTTTGGCATAGCCGCTATTGCTGCAAGAAACTCAACTTTACTACAAGGCTGATAAGGCGCTTGTGCATAAGTATGTTCAGCATAAGGCAAGAAGCTAACACCAGTAATATAGTCAAAATTCTGATAACACCAGTTACCTACTTCCATCCACTCATGCTCCTTAACATAAACAGTAACACTTACCGAGTGTTCTGACCAGTGTTTCTGGAATAGCAGCCAGTTTTCTAGTTGTTCAATGGCTGTCTGTTCGTTAGCTAGTGTAGCACCTTCTGGAGACTTGATCGGGAAAGAAAAGATAGTGGTCTTCTCAGGGTTCATCAAGTCTGGTTCATTAGGCACCCCTGCGTCCTTCAGGAAAGAAGTTAAGGGATCGTTATTAGCCTGTCTTACAGTTCGAATGTAATAGGGGCTAAAGCGCCCATGAATACCAGAGCTAGAGTCAACAAGCTGAGAGACCGTGCCAGAAGGCTTAATTGTAGTAATAGCGGTAGCTGGGTTGATGTTGAGCTTTTTGGCGTATTCAATATTAACTTCTTGGGCATGTGCCTTGAGCCTTTCTAGCATCTTAGGGTCAGGATTACGTAGGATCTTACAGTCTTGGATACCAGTCAAAGATACGCCTAACAACCGCTCTTCTTCACAATTCTTTTGCCATACTTTACGGACATATTTGAATTCAGTGAGAGAGGCTTGTAGCGTACCAAGAATAGTTGCCAGACCAATCTTACGCTTAAGATCTTCTTCTGTATCTTCTACACGACATACAACCTCTGACAGGTTGCATAGTTGCCCAGAGCGTAGTTGAATTTCTGCGCAAGGATTAGTTCCAACTAGAGGTTCTGAATTACGGCGTTCAGGGGCAAGTGCTTTAGCTCCAGCTCGGTTAAAGATGCCACGCTCACCAGAGCCTGACTTCATAAGAGCAATCCACTCGTCCATAAACACAGCCATAGAGGGCTTTTGTTCATAGGCGGCAGAGTTATTGGCTAAAGCACGGTGTGCAGCGGTTTCCCACCAACGACCGGACTTAGCATCCCGTACTTCGGGATCACCAAGATCAGAGAGTGAGATAAGGGCAGAGCGGCGTACACCGCCAACTACAACTACTTCAGCAATCTTACATACAATGTCATGTACTTCGATTGGACGAAGCTTACGTCCAGCTGCTGCCTTAAACGTGGCAGTAACAAAGCTCATTAAGTCTTGTAAAGGGGCAGGGCCGGAGGCCCGACCACCCATAGTTTTAAGACGAGCACCTTCAGGGCGAATCTTAGAGAAGTCCCACGCATGTGTGTTACCAAGATATAGTTCAGCAATAAGTTTACGGAGGGCCTTGGCCCAGCCTTCAGCGCTGTCTTCAATCGAGATGGTACGTTCACTTTGTGAGAAGGTGTCGTTAATGATAGGTAGTTTGTTTACATATTGGGCCTCAGCAGAAAAGCCGACACCAGTTCCTGACATCAGGATATATAGGATTTCGTCAAATACACGGATATGGTCTACTGCAGCAAAACTACAGTTATAACCACGGAACGGGTTTTGTGCAAGAGCGTCACCAGCTGCCCACATAGCTCTCATGCTAGGCATTACCTCACGGTTATAAACGGCGGTTGACATTTGTTGAAACTCGTTATCAGTAATAACATTATTACTAACTTGCTTTTTCCAAAAACCAATCAATCGGTCTACAGTCTCTTCCCAAGTTTCACGACGACCTTCGGCCTCTAGATAACGTGAGTAGCGTGACAAGTGGATGAATGATTCGTAAGCGTTCATTTTATTTA